AAAAGCAGTTCGCTGTTCCTCACTCATATTGCGAGTACGATAGTCAATTAACTCAGGACTATCAACTGCCCATTTCTCAGGTGATTTAGTTTCATTAAGAATTTGTTTGTAACCGATGACTGGATCTTTATAGTAATCTGTATCAAATTTCCAATATTTGTATTCAGTGGAATCATCAGCAAGGTCTTCCAATTTGTTTTGAAATGCTCTTTCTGTTTTTGATTCTAGGTCATCACCCTCTTCTGACTTGTCGTCATTTTGTAAATTAGATGATTTATTCTGTTTGGATGGTTTCAGATCTTCGTCATCACCACCATCTTGTTCTTCAAAGTCATCATCGCTATCGATGTCAAAGTCACCATAAATTGGATCTTCATCATCGTCACTATCTTCGTCTTCTTCTTGCTCTTGGAATTTGGCATTCTGTTTACGCTCTTCGGCTTGCTGTTTAGAATATGCATAGATGTCGTTTGCCAATGCAATAATTTCATCTACAGTTTCTGTTCGTTCTGCACGATTCACAAATACCTTTTCATCAGGTGTGAATGTTACACCACACTGGAATCCTGCTTTAAAGTAGAGATTGATTTTGTCAATGAGTAATAGTTCGTCAAAGTCTTGAACTTGTTTCGTGCCAAAGAAGTCACGATCATTGAGTTGTTTGTATCCCTCATTCATGCGTTTGCGCAATCCTGGATACTTGCGTTTGATAAGTTTCTCGATACGAACATCTTCTAGGACATTCATGTATGAGTGTAACTTAGGGGTTTCTTTTAGTGGTACAAGATAGTCATCGTTAGTGTAAAGGGCATGACCCACTTCGTGACCAACCAACATATCTTCAATTTCGGGAGTCATATCTTTCCACATCGGCAGAGTCAGGATACGACTCTTGATGTCAAAAGATGCCGTGCGAGTTCTGGCACGAATCACTGAAAGGTTTTCAGTTGCCAGCAGTCTTGCGGAGAGATCAGTTGCTTTCATTTCCATAATATTTATTCTCCAAACGCTAATTCAAATTCAAACTCAGTCAACAATGCTTCAATCTGAGCACGATTAGCCAACTTCACAGGAAGAATACCTTCAAACACACATTCTTCTTCGATGCCATAACCATGACACAAACATGCCAATTCAAAGTCATCAAAACCAGCCCATTGATTTTCCATAGTTTTCTCCATAATATAACGACTATTATACATCAGTCGGCAATTAAAGACAACACTTATTTTTACCCCGAATCTACAGGGGTTGGAGGGAGGTGGTTACTTACTTAGTTGCAATAATGGAAAAATCGTTGCGTTTTTCGAATTTAATGACGGATCTGAACTTGTCGAATAACTGATCTCCCTTGTGGGAAATAACAAAGATGTTTGTATTGTCTCCAAACTGATTCATCAGATTCAAGAAGTAATCTGTTCCTGCAGTGTCCAATGATGAGTCAAAAATCTCATCGAGTAGAAGTAGGTTTGTATTGACAGAGTTCTTCATTTTTGCAATCTGTCTCCATGTGAATAGGATTGCCAAGTCAATACGCATCTTCTCGCCTTCAGAGAAAGAAGCATATGTAAAGTCATCTCTGAATCTAGACTTAACTGATTCGTTGAATGCTTCATCCAACTCAAAGTGAATGTAAGCATCCATTGCTTGGAGATACTTGTTGATTAACTTATTCATGATAGGAAGATACTCACGAATGATTGCTGTCTTGATACCAGTGTCCTTTAGTAGGATATTGGCAACTTCTTCAAGATTGCGTTGCTCTTGTAGAGTTGTCTTGGTATGAATTTTAGTGATCGCTTCAGTGGCAAGTTCTTTTAACTTTACCTTCTCCTCATCGATGTTAGTTGTGTCAGATTTAACCCTTTGGGTCTCAGCTTCAAGTTCTTTGATTTGTTTATTGAGTAGGGTGATCGTACTGTTTCTTGTAGATAACTCAATGTTCTTGTCGGTGATTTTTTCAACCACTTCGTTAATTTTTGAGAGTTTCGTATTAAGGTTAGTGAGTATGGTTTCGAGTTCACCAATTTTTGTGTTGTTGTCCAACATTTTCGCATTAAGATCTTTGATAATACCTTCTTTATATTCCTCTGCGATATCTTGGCTACACGATGGACAAACATCATGTTCGTTAAAAAACTCTGTGTTGTGCTCGCAAGTTTCGATTTTTTGGAGTAACTTACTTCTGATTGACTTTGCTTTGTCAATGTCTTCAGCAACAGTTTCCTTGTCATTGATGCTTGCTTTAAGAGTATCGATCTCCGAAATGATAAGTTGTATCTCGCCCTCTGCATGTAAAATCTCAGTAGAGTTTGCAGAAATCTTTGCTCCGATACTTTCGATGGCACTCGTCTTCGCTTCAGTAATAGTTTTGATGAGTTGCGTTTGTGAGTCAACCTTTGTCTTAGCAGTGGAGATTTCGTTCTCGATTGCGGTAATAGCATCTTTAGTTTCCTGTACCTTTTCTTTTAACAGCTGATTCATTGTAGAGAAAATACGAATGTCAAGAATGTCTTCAATAACTTCTCTTCGTTGGGTTGTTGGCAACTGCATGAATGGAACAAACGATGCAGAACCAAGGATAACAACTTGTGTGAATGTCTTGTAGTTTAATTTAAGAATCTGTTGCTCAAGAATTTTTTGATAGTCTCTTGACGCAGCATCTTGGTTAATCATCTCACCATCTAACCAAATCTCAAATACATTCGGTTTGATGCCACGAATGATTTTGTACTCTTTACCATTGATATCAAATTCAACTTCAACAGAACAACCCTTACCATTAATGGAGTTGACTAGTTGACCCTTATTGATGTTACGAAATGGTTTACCGAATAACGAAAAGCACAATGCATCTAAGATTGTGCTCTTACCTTCACCATTCTTACCAATGATAAGAGTAGTTTGTGATTTGTTTAGTAAGACTTTGTTTGGAGAATTACCAGTAGATAAAAAGTTCTTCCACTGTACGCTTTTAAATACGATCATTCAGCTTTCCATTTCATACCCATAGACTTATAAATGAACTTCATTATAAAATTGGGTTTCTTTTTAGAGATAATAGTAATCGGCATGGCATCAACATTAATAGTAAAGGATGGGTTACCAAGATTATTTGACATAGTTGTCCAAGTAGTTCCACCATTACCGACAGACAACAACATACCACTAGTAACAGAATTTCTTGCCTGTTCTGCTCTTTTATCTAGAATATATTTTTCGGTTTGCGTAAAATCTAAATCAAGTGGAATCTGTTCAGTGAGTGGAAAGAAATACTCTATATTAAGTTGTTGCATCATACTACCTCGATGTTGACTGCCTCAGTGTAAAGTGTTCTCATGTAAGTCTTAATTTGTTCTTTGTCAACATCAGTCTCGATTGAATCGACATAGTGTGATAGAACAGAGAGTGTATCTTCAAGATTGATTTCTTCGCCAATCTCACCATCTTGGAACTCTGACATGTCTTCAATAATCTTGATTTCATGACAACCCTTATTATACAACTTCTGAATGAATTTGTCAAATTTATAAAAGTCAGCTTTGTTTACAACTACTAACTTTACATATTTCTGTTCAAGTTCAAGTGAGTCTAAATCGACAGGGTCTGTATCTTTGTCGTTGTATTCGATTCGTTCAAACATTCGATAAGGATTGCAAAAGAATTCGAGTTCTCTTGTATCGAGATCAAACAGGTGGAATCCTCTGGGATCGTTATAGTCCTGCCATGTAAGTTCGTACGGATTTCCGAGATAATGAATATGCTTATCACTACTCCTATGATGATAGTGCCCAGAAAAAACCAAATCAAACTTTTCGAAAGTTTCTTTAGCCAGTCCATCGTGTGATTCCATTCCCCTATGCATTGCAAAGCCAGCGATCTCAAAGTGTCCCATGCAGATCTCAGCTTTAGTGTTTGTAATATGATCCAATGATTCTTGATAGTTCTCTGGACAAATCCATGGCATCATACAGATGGAAGTACCATCAATAACGATTGTTTCTGGTTTGGAGATAACATCAATGTTACCGTATTCAACTAGAAGTAAATCTGGAGAGTTTACTTCATTAGTATTTTTATAATAAGTGTCGTGATTACCAGCCAACATATGCACTCGAATGCCACGCTCTTCCAACTTGTCGAAGAACATTTTCTTTGCTCTGTCAAGTGCGTAGAAGTTGACATACTTCCGTCTATCAAAAGTATCGCCAAGAACAAGAACAGTGCTAATATTATTTGCGTCAAGAGCAGGAAAGAAAGTATTGTCATAGAATTTTTCAAAGAAGTCTAGGAATGCAATACTATCATTACGAGCACCAAAGTGTTGATCTGTAATAATGGCTACCTTCAAATGAAACCTACCTTTCTATTTGTACTAGATTTTTTAGTATTTTCAGATTGTGCATTGAACACCTCTGCAATAGAGTATGCATCTTTGATGTCTGGCAGGGTAACATTTAATTTCTTAGCCAACTTCTTAGCATCACCATGTGACAGTGTATCGAATGTGAGGATATCAAAACATCTTCCTGGACGAACTAATGCAGAGTCGATGTCACGAATGCTTGGAAGGTTGGTGGAGAAGATCATCTTCTTACCTTTGGTTGTAACAAGACCATCACCAACATTCAAGAAACGATGCATCATTGTATTACCATCGCTACGAGACTTTAAGAATGCATCGCTGTCTTCAAGAACCATAACTTCTGCATCATCCTCGATGAACTTTGCGAAGAAACCATCTTTCTCAAGGATGCCAGCATCGTATGTTACGATTGCAGAACAGTTGCGATGTGCAAGCAGACCACGAATGAATGTAGTCTTGCCAGTTCCTGGAGGTCCAATTAGTAGGAGAATGTTGGCAGAAGATTCCATGTAACGATCGTAGTAATCATTAAGGGATTCGCCATTAAGGAATGGATACATCTCTTCAGTTGGAAGACGATCACGATTTAATGGAACATTAACGGAGTTGCCGTCTGCACCATATACCCATTCAATATAAGAAGAAACAACATCGAAGTTAGACTCAACAATTTCAATCATGTCTTCTGCAAATTCAACATCACCAAATGCACGAACAGTAGTTGAGTTGGAGTTTACATCAAACTTAATAAAGTTATTAGTTCCTTCTTCGATAATGAATCCAGTTGAAGAATTACTTTGAACAAACAAGCAATCTTTATATTGGTCTTCTGCCCAACGAGACCATCTTTGACGATCACAAAGAACAGTTGTTTCTCGTTGTACTGTTGATAGGTTTGCATCAACACGACGCTTCATAATTTCGACTGTGACTAAGTCTTCAAAATCAGAAACACCTAAAAATATTTTTTTATCATCCATAATTTTTTTCAAATCAAATTGGTTATCAAACGCATCCCATGTATATTTTCTAAGAAGTTTCTTACCTTGTTTTCTTCTTCTAGCCTTTGTACTTCTTGCCAATGCGGGAAAAGACCTAGACACAATATTATGTCCTGCCTGCAATTCACGAATCCACTGTCTTATGTCCTGTGTCATCTTCATCATCCAAAAAACTGTTCAATGTATTATCAACTTTTCGCTTTGCAGCTTTTTCTTTTTTGCGATCCATCCAAGAATCGTCAAAGGTGCTATTGTTCTGAACAAAATCCATGTAGGCATTATGATAGTCTTTATCATCACCCTCTTGAACTTCAAACATCTCAAATGGCATATCTTGAATTAACTTACCTTTAATGTAACTCTGTTTCTTTTCCTTGGCAATTCTTCGCAGAAATGCATACCAGATAATCTGTGTAAAATATGCAAATGGATTATTGGATTTGGTGGGATCGAAGTTATCAATATATTGAAGGCAGTTTTCAATGCCATCAGATATCATCTCATCACGATAGGAATAATTTATAAAGTTGGGTTTGTAAGAAAGGTGAGTTGCTATCTTAAGAATGCATTCGCCAATATAGTTACTGACGATTGGTTTGGGTAAACCTTTCTCTTCAGCTTCCTTAGCCTTTGCTTTCATTTCAACAATCGCTGCTAGAAAGTCAGCGTTATTTACATATTGTGCCATACATACTCGTTCCTCATTTAATTCAAGTTATTCATAAGTATACATCATTCATGACGAAAAGACAAATCTTATTTCTGCAAGTCTTGTAGTATAAAATAAATTTGCTTTTTTAATTGACTTGAGGCATAATCACTATGTTAGGGTTGATCGTGACTACTAGTTAATAGTATCGTTACCTTCGATAAAGACTCTATGTCTTTCTTCTTCTCTTTCATCTTTTGGAGTTTTTGCTAACTCCTCAAGCATTAAGACTCTTCTTTTTGCTTCTTCTAAATCTACCTCATCTTCCCAGAGCAACTCTTCTTTCTGATCTTTTGTTATAAACGAAAGTTTCTCATGCTCTGCAACGATTCGTTGATAATGCGGGATGAACAGATGATGCAGCTTCTTAACGAACATAATGTCTCGTTTTGCGATCACAAAAGTTCTGTCATCTGAAAATTGACATAGAGGATGAGCCGTTACATGCTCACGACTTGCTTCTAAGATGGGAATGGTTCTAATACACATTGGCGATTCAAGCAACACATGTTCATCATCTTCTTCTTTGAGGACAGCCATTACTTGCTCACCTGATGTGAGTTTCATTACAATGTAGAACTCGTTGTCGTCTAACATAGATCCACCTCTATAATTTTAACTTTAAATTCTTCTTCAGCATAGATTTTATATCTTTCAGCTGCATGATTTAGAGTATGGTTTTTCCATGACTTCCAATGCAAATCATCGGCAAGATCAAACAGATTACATTTAGTCTTGCCATCTTTCAATCTCAATCCACGACCAATACTTTGCAAGTTACGAATCTTGGACTTGCTTGGCGATGCAAAAATGACATTCTCGAGAGACGGTATGTTGATGCCAGTGGAGAATGTGCCAAAACTAGCAATAATAATAGCATCGCTTTCACCTTCTGTGATGTGTCGAATTGCTTCACGATCGGTTGTATCTGTTCCTCCGTACACAAAGAATACTTTTCGATTCTCATGAACCTTATC